GTTAATTCTTTAGATGAAATATAATCTCTTCTTGTTTTAAGTTCGGTTTCTGCTCTATCTGCATTGAATTGACCGTATAACTTTCTTTGTTCTATATTTTCATCTGTTCCATAATCTTCATCGCGTTCGTCTTGTTTCATTTGCATGTATTGTGCTTTTCCACGGTCTTCACTGGCTGTGACGATACCCATTTCATGTTTATCCATCATGCCCATATTTTCCCAATCCGCTTCATCATCAATAGCTTGCATGGCCTTATGCTTCTCGTCATATTCAGCCTGTGCGACCATTGCGTCATTTTCATGTTTCATGGCCAAGAGTTCTTCATCTGATTTTGCTTGGAACTCAGCTTCTTCTTCCACACGGGCGAGGGCTTCTGCTTCTTTCTGTTTAGTAAGTTTCTTGATTTCTCTACGACTCATACCTTCGAGTTCACCGTTGGCTCTCATTTCTTCAATTTCTGCTGCAGCTTGTTTGTTTGCCTCATCGGTCATTGCCTTTTTCTTAGCCTTTCTTTCTTCAATACCTTTTAACTCTTCTTCTTCAGCATCAGAAGTTAGTCCTAAGAATGATTTAATCTTTAATATCTTTTCTCGAATGAAGTCAGATATACTTTGCCAGATATTAGTAAAGAACGATGCGATATTACCTACAACCGCTTTGACTTTATCTATCATTGCAGTAATCTTTTCTGATATGGTTGTTTTAATAGATTCGAAGTTTTCAACTAAGAACATAATACCCATTACAAGAGCTGCTACTGCTAACCCTATTAATAATGCAATACCAATTATCGGTGCAGCTGCAATCATCATACTAACTGCAGAGGCAATTAATCCTGCGACAAATGCAAGACTAGACATTATAAGTGCTGGGAGAGCCATTAAGAATGCTGCTGCAGATTTCCCCATTTGCTTTATGGTTCCCCATAATCCTTTCATCATTGCTGGGAAGTTTTTTATCCATGCAACAGTCGCTGCTCCCATTGCCTTTGCACTCTCTTTCATTCTTCCACCTAAGACGGATAACTTCTCCATGGAAGTATTCCAACCGTCAGCTAGTTTAGAACCAGCTTTAGATAGTCTAGAACTAGATTTAGAAACTTCACTGGAACCTTTTTCTGCTTCTTCTTCTGCGTCTTCAGCTCCCTTACTAAATGGCAGAAATATCCTACTCATTTTTTCACTGAATTTTAAATCTCTAAATCCTCCTTGAGCATCTTTCTCACCGTCCTCCATAAGAGTTTCAGTTCCACCCCACCAGTCTGCCATCTTCTGGCCGGGATTGAATTCCTTACCAAAGAATTTTGTTGCACCTGCGATAGCATTGTTTGCAACTTTGAACGGGGTTGCAACGAGTGTTCCAACTGCTGACACTTTATCCATTACATCACTAGACATTTCACCAATGTCTAATAGACCACCAGTCAATTCTTTAATAGCACCACTTGCAGAACCAAGGGATTTACCCATAGTCCCGTCAATTTGGATTTTACCCATAGACTTTCCGAGTTCTTCTAAGGGTTCAAAGACTCCAGCTGTTGCACTCCAACCGTCTTTCATGGTTGCGTCCATGGTCTTTTCGAATTGGGCTAGAGAGACACCTTTTGCAGCTGCCATTCTTTCTCTATTTGCAACTTCTAATGCGTCTGCTCTTTCCTTTGCCTTCATGGCCTTGATGCCAGATTCCGCTGCAGCACTTAATTGTTCAGCAGATTTTTTATAAGTATTAGCGTTAGCCTTCGTCCACCTTTCAAGGGAGTCTGTCCTATCTTGTTGCAATTTCTCGGATCGTTGCTGATCCTTTTTTAGAAATGCGTCAGCTTGTTTTCTTGAGCGACCGTCTTCGTCTTTTGCCATTGGTTAAATCCTATTCTTCTTCTATAGCAGCTTCAGTCAAAAGTTTTTGTTCTTCTTCTTCGACTTGTTCTTTCCAAAGCTCTAAAGCTCTATCATATGAAGCCTTTGCAGACTCATATTGTAGTTCGTCCAGTTCGTCCACATTGGGTTCTACTGGAGGATTATCTTTTAGAGTTTGAACATGCTCAACTATATCGTGTTCTTCGTTGAATGTTTCTTCTGTCATGTTTTCCTCGTTTTGGTTAATTAACTTTTATCTGTTGCATGTTCTTTTGCAGCGGAATTGACATATAGTCCAAACCATGCTGCTCCAGCACCTACTAAGATTGAAAGTAATCCACTTTGTTCCATTGTTGGTTCGGGTAAATCCAAAAACCACATTACAACATAGTAAATTAAGAATATGTAAACACTTAAAAATGCTCTTGGCCATATTCTCCAACTATCAATCATTTTCGATAAATGAATCCACTTCTGATAAGGGTTAACTTTGTCATCGTGTGTTAATTCAAAAATCTCCTGTTTTAACGCAGCGTTTTCTTGAATCATCTCCATAAACTTACTTAAGTCTATTTCAACTTCATTTCTAGACATGTCTCCACTAAACTGTTCTCGTGAATCTGCCATGATTATTACCTCTCTTGATTATCTATTTTTCTGAGCTCGGGCTCTTTCCCGTTCTCTCTCTTCTTCAAGATGTGTAAGTAATAATTTAATGTAAATTTCCCTTTCCCATGGCATCATATCATCTAACTCTCTAAGAGAGTAGCCATGATGTTGCATCATTTGAAAGTTTGTGTTTAAATAGTTTATTAGACTATCATGAGAAAGGGCTACTAGAAAAAACTTTGTAAACCTACTAATTCAGTTCTAATTTCCTTTCCACACACTTTACATTCACTTTCGACTTCCTTCTTCAATACTGGTATGCCTTGAAAAAATGCAGTTAACAATTCTAATTGAGTCATTGTTAGTGTCTCAACAAATTCGTTTAGTTCATTTGTAGAACTATCTCGAACTGTATAGACTTCTTCCTCATCAAATATTGTCACCATACATTGCTTCAGCATTTCAATGGTTTGAGCTCCTCCCTCAAGGTGTTGTGTTGCTTCTACATCACTTATCCTTGGGTATCTTAACTCAATTCCTAATTCATCACTAATCATAATTTTGTGTTCAGGTTCGTCTCCTACTACTTCCACATCATCTAAATTAACAACTGCCTCTCCATTCCCTCCTTCACATTGGGGGTCGTGGCAAGACACCATTACTGTTGCTGTTTCTCCTACGGATACTGATCGAACTTTAAGGAACAAATATTCCATGTCGATAACAGGTAGCTGTTTGGATTTAACCTTTCCGAAAGTCACTGCTTCGATAAGGTCTTGCACTGCAACAAACATCGCTTCTTCCTTTTCTTGTTCCTGAGCAAGCATTAATACTTTTTGCTCTTTAACTAGAAATGGTCGAAACTCCACTTCTGTTCCGTCACTTGGAAGTATGCATTTATACTTCGGTGCGGTCTGCTTTGGTAAAGCCATAATATACCTCTTTATGTGGTGTTAGAATTAACCTCCACCACGCCTTTTATCAGTAATGTAATCAGAGTTCCAGCTAGTTCCGCCTATATCTCTACTTATATTACTACCACGGGTTATTGCAGTGTCAAGTTGACCTAGTCTCCTTCCCATTGCACCCGCTTTCTTATTAAACCTTCCAGCAACCTTGAGTCCTTCAAGAACTGCATCAAAGATTTTCCTCCCTTTATTTAGTCCACTTATCTCAAAGTTTCCTTCCATAGGTTGGTTCATTTTTACTTCTGTTTCTATTGGTAAGTATTCAACTGTCCAATACTTGTATCCTAAATCAAATGAAAACTGCATAACATCATCAGTTGAAGTCATATCTAATGAAATATCATCTATACTTTGTGGATAAACATCATGGAATGTATATGTCATAGCTGCACTACCGTCTCTTCTTAATACATGACATTGTGCTTTGCATGGAGCTGCATACTCATCATAGAATCTGAAAATTTGTTTCTCACCGTTAGAACTTTTACCATAACTTATATCAGTCCATGTATCAACATCTGCTGAATGGACATATCTTAACCACTCTTCTATAATATATCTATCCATAAATGAGGTGTCACAAATATAAGAAAGGGATATAGTTTGACCGTAATCAATATCGCCTGTAGGCATGTATCTATGTCTAATGTGTTCTGCTGTTTCTATTGACTTGCCCGGCAATGTTGCTGATTGACAGAGGATACTTAAAGTATCTCCGTCAGGTAATTCGAAATCTTTTGGAAGTGTTAGGAATTGAAAAACAAATCTATTAGAGCTCAGGGGCTGACCGACATATGCCTTAAGAGCATCTATACCTCTTTTGTCTTCATACTTTCCACTGGATTTTGGTGGAGTGCCAGTTGTGGCTTTACTTCCTTTTGGCATTACGAGTTGTCCTCAATATATTGTTTTAATGCACCGACTGTATGAAGAGTCTCAGCATCTTCATCAGGAATTTCAATATCGAACTCCTCTTCTAATGCCATTACTATTTCAACTATGTTTAATGAGTCTGCACCTAAATCTTCTACAAAGTTTGACTCATCTCTTACTGCGTCTTGGTCACAACCAATCGCTTCTGCTATTATTTTTTCTATCATATCTTCCTTAAACTATCTCGGTGAACTATATTTGCATTCATGTTAGCACTACCTGATTTAAATTTCTGACTTGGTAGCATAACTACCATGTCCATTGCTTGGGGTTGGACTTCAACAATCCTACTGTTTAAATAAGAATATTGGTATTGTTTAATACAAGGTTTTGCCCACCTTAATCTACTAATACTTTTAACCATAGGATATTTAACTCTAAAGAAAGCCTCCTCGGTTGTTTCGTCTTCCTCAATATATTGATACATTGCGTCCATTAATAATGCTCTATATCTCGGTGCAATGTAATGTAAGTTTAACCCTAGAAACCCAGTTGGATATCTTTTCAAACAAATTGTGAGAGGAAAGGTATCATAATACTTCAATGTTTCTTTTCGTTTGGCATCATACATAAACATATACATTTTACCTAACTCAAATCTAGTCACAAAATTTCGGTTTTCCTTTAACAATTTATCGGGAGCTCTTCTGATATCCCTTACATTCTTTTGGAACCATTCCAGTGAGTTGAAGGTTAAAGCTTCAATCTGTTCTGGCCTTTGACCAATTATATCTGAAAATAGACTTGCCATTGTCTATTATTTATGATAATTGTTATACAAAGTAAAGCTTTCTTTTTGAATATATTGTTTTGAGGGGTGGAAATCACATGCATGTTGTAAATCTTCAAAGGTAAAATGACCTACAATCCCTATCCCGTGTCCTTCGTATGTTCCATGGGTGAATAAATGTTCTAGTCTCTCGTCACATGTTCCTTCGAGGATTGGTTTAACACCTTGGAAGCATTCTATCCCACCTTCAACCTTATCATATAGGTCTTGACGAGATTCTCCGACATGTATTTCTACTATGTCTTCGAGAGGGTAAGCAAATAAAGCTTTATCGTCATGGTGTTTAAATCTAGACCACCATTCCTCATAATCTATCTCAGGTTGAGGTAAAATATTATTCTTATCCCAAACAACGAAGTCTTCGTCACAATCAGTATAGGTTAAAGCATGAACCCTGAACTGGCCTGGATGGCAATACCATTGAGAGGCTCTTAATACTGCCTGAGGACAGGCATAAAGACCTTCTGTTTGTATAATATTGACTAACCATTGTATCTTTATACAATGAAATACCATATTATTCATATGGTCTCCTAACCAGTCAGACCAATCTTGATTCGTTCCCTTAAATGCTTCAGGTGGCAATACCATGTTCCTGTTGGGATATTCTGTTTTATAGGCATTATCAAACCATGCATAACCCCATGCTTGTAAAGGACTCATTTGTTCGTCCTTATAAAACCCTTTAGACTCAGTTATACCTTCTTTTTGGGCTTCATGTAATGTTATTATCTTAGGGTGACCAACTTTTCTTGCTTCTTCAAACTTTTGTTTGACTTTTTCTACTGCTTCGGGGTTTCGTTCTAGATAACTAGAAGGTTGACTACCGTTTTCTTCCGTTTTTACCTTATGTTCGTTTATAAAGATGTGTTCCATTAGTGATATCCCTTAATTCTCAGTTCAACTAGCTTTAAATCGTTTGGAGTGTCTACGGAAAGGCCCTCATCTTCGACTTCAACCATTTTAACATTAAATCCGTTCTCAAGAAACCTTAACATCTCGACTGATTCGCCTATTTCCAGTTCTCCTAGGGTAAAATTAGAAAAGGCGGTCAGCATACCGCGGTTAAAGGCATACAATCCCATCTGTTGGTAGTCTGATATGGGCAATCTACTGTAATAAAGCGCATTTTGGGCCTTATCGAACACAACTTTTACAACATTATTGTCCGCTAGTTTATAATCTTGGTCAATTTTAGTGTATGCATTTGCAACACCTATATCATTATCGAAATTTTCTACAAGTTTGTCTATTGCGTCAGGATTAATTAAGGGTTCGTCTCCTTGAATGTTTACAAACATCTTTCCGTCCATTAATTTAAGTGCATGAGAACAACGGTCAGTTCCAGTTCTACATTTTTCTTCAATAACGATACACCTCATTTGATTTTTTTGACAATAATCACTAATTCTCATGTCGTCTGTAAGAACAATAACAGTATCTAATGAATTAGTCATACATGCACGGTCATATACCCTTCGTATCATAGGTATACCCGATATGTCTACAAGAGGTTTACCTTCAAACCTTTGTGATTTCCATCTTGCTGGAATTAGTCCAACAATTAAATCAGATTCGTAATCGACTTCAGCGAGTGCTCGCATTTTAATTCTCCAAATCCCCATTCTGCATATTCGAAATGAACACCAGCTCTTGTTGCACATTGTAAGTCAGGCATCATGTCCCCAATATAGATTGTGTCCTTGGGGTCAACATTGCACATGGCAATAGTGTGTAGTAATTGGTCAGGTGCTGGTTTACCACGAAGTCCCTTTTGAGGACAAGAGACATAATTAAATTCAGGGAACTTACTTAAGAGTATGTCAGTAGTCTCTTTTGTTTTAGAAGTGCATAGTGCAATCTTATGACCTTGGTCTTTTAATTCGTTTAAGGTATCATTAACACCTTCATACATAGGAATAGTATGAATGTTCATTCTAGAATAACTGCTATATGTTTGGTATATCTCTAAGTGTTTATCAAACAACCCTAACTCTTTCATCATATCAGGGAAGGGTCTACCTATGAGTGCTTTATAATATTCAAAGGGGACATCAATTTCATGTTTAACTCTTACTGCGTCCCACGACTGTTCCATGTTTAGTAAGGAGTCTATAAGAACTCCGTCCAAATCAAATACAAATAATTTATTCATTTTTTCCTTTTACCCTTGGGAACTAAATGGTCTTCGGTTAGAATTCTGAATCCCATTTTTCTATCTTTACAATAGTCACCAGCAGCTTTAAATTTTGCTTGGTTAATTATATAGGTGATGACTTTATTCCTATATTTCTTGGTTTTTCTTTTAGGTTCTTTGGGTGGTAGACATTGAGCCTTTGGTTTAACTTCAATGATTTCTCTTTTAACTTCACCTAGAGCATTACGGTATTTTATGTAGAAGTCAGGAAAGTATCTATGGACTTTTCTATCCACAGGAGAACGATAGGGGATTATGATTTCCTCACTTCCCCATTCTATAATATTCGGGTTATTATCGCAGTAAACCATGAATCTGCGTTCCCATAAAGACCTATAATAGATTTTTGTAGGGTCTCCCTTATATTTTTTGTAATTCTTTGGTTTAAACTTACCACTGTATGACATAAATAGATTATAATACCAAATAAAGACTTCTTATAGAGATATTTATATGCCAAACATTAACAAATTATTAAACAAAGTAAACCAAGCCTCCCAAGCATTAAAGTCAGCGAAAGGAATCAAAGCAAAGATTCAACAAGCTGGTTATAAGGGTGGAGTTAATACTGAGGAAGTAGACAAACTCCAAGAACAAGCAGAAGAGAACAGAAGAAAATTAGAAGAACGAAGAAGTAGTTTAGATAAACAACTATCCAGTGTAAACAAAGCAAACACAACTGCTAAAAAACCACCTGAACTATCAATGACTGAATTACAATATCCTATGCAAGGTGGGTATGATTATTATGTGGTCTTTGAAACACGAACAAGAAAACCAAGAGCAGGTGGGAATTTTCTTTCGAAAGAAACATTCTCTATTGCACTGTATCTCCCCGAGGACATAGTTCAACAATCGACAACTACTTATAAAGCTGAGGGTGTTGGAGCAATAGCAAGAGGAGTTGATAGTGCTTTGAATAAGAAGGAAGGTGAGAAAGTAGACGGCATGTTAGACGAAGCTGGTAATGTGATTAAAGGGTTTATGAATAAACTAGGTGATAGTATGACAGGTGGTATTAGAAACCTTAAAGCAGGTATGGCTTCTAATCCTATGGAAGAACAGTTCCTAGAAGGTATAACTTTTAGAGACCATTCTTTTGAGTGGGAATTTATGCCAAGGAATTCAAAAGAAGCAATAATGGTTCAAAAGATTATAAACATATTCAGACTTGCTATGTTGCCTGATACCTTTGCAGCGGATAAGGAATCTGCAAACGAAAACTTCTTTAACTATCCAAATGTTTTTGATGTTCACATTGAGGGGCCCGAAGGAGGAGTCCAAGATCAAATAGAAGGATTCTTACCTATGGTTTTAAAAGACATGAGTGTAAGCACCTTTAATGGAAACTCAGAAGGATTAATTTCAGACGGTGAAAAGGTCTGGCCTTTGGCAACTAAAATAGATTTATCGTTTTCTGAAATCAAGATTATGTCTCAAGAAGTTTACAACGAGAAGGTTGGCCCGAAATCAATGAGGGCTTCAGCCAATTCAGTAAGAGGGCCGGGCGGAATGGTAGACTCAACTGGTTCTCCAAGTTTATTAAACGAAACCTCGGGTTCCACAGATGAACAACATAGTGGTAAACTTTGGGGTCAAGACGGGAGCGGATAATGGCTAAACAGTTCTTTAAAAACTTTCCTGAAATGCAATACAAATTGGATAGTGGTAAGATTATCACTATCAAAGATTTCTTTCGTAAATCCTCAGTCGATGCTGGAGCAAAAGAAGCTATTGTCGATTACACATATTATGAATTGGAAGAAGGTGATAGACCTGATGTAGTTGCAACTAAACTATATGGTAATGGTGATTTACATTGGGTGTTCTTTTTAGTTAATGATTGGGAAAACTATTATGACTGGTGGAAAGACCAACAAACATTTGAAAAATTTATAACCCATAAGTATAGAGGGAAGTATGCTGTTGCAAGTGCTAGCTCAGATATAGTATCTTCGACAAGTAAATTTTTATTAGGTGAAACAGTGACAGCAACAAATGCAACAGGGACAGTTATTAAAGTAGACCCTACCTTTAAAAGAGTAGCAATAGATGTTGATTCAGGAGATTTCGCCTCAAAGGTAATTACAGGTTCATCAAAACTTAGTGGACAGTCAGAGTCATACCGACATTCCTTTACACCAACTTCTGTTATAGACATGGTAGATGGAGTTGACCATTATTATCTTGGAAGTATTAAGAGGAATACTTTTCTTGAAGGGTATACAGCAAAGTCACACTATGACGCTGAGTTTGATTTAAATGAAGAGAAAAGAAAGATTAAAATTATCAGACCAGCTATGATTGACAAGATTGTTTCCCAGTTTGAGAAAGTAATGAAGTCATGAGTGGGAATTATGTAGCAGGTGAGTTCTTTATAGATTCCTTCACCTTAATAAATCAATATCAAGAATCGTTAGACATAAGTCAATTATGTTCTAACTTTACTCTCTATGAATCCATATACAATAAATTTCTTACTGGGGAAGTGCATATAATAGACGGTCTTAATTTACCAAAGAACTTTAGATTGACAGGACAAGAGTATATCCGAATTGCAATTAGACAGAAAGAAGGATTAGACGAAAAGGCAGAAGAACAATACTCAATAGACAAAACTTTTAGAGTATACAAGATAGATAATCTTAACAGAGTCGATGAGTTAACACAAACTTATGTAATGAGAATATGTGACCCTAGAATGTTTTATGCAAGAAGAAAGAGACTAAGCCAAACCCTTCGTGGAAGGTATGACCAAATACTTCAAAATGTTTTAGTAGATGTTGGTAAGTTTAGAGTTGACGAATTTGATGCATGGGAACAAACAGTTCCCGATAACAAACAATTTATTTCCCCTAACTGGTCTGTTGCACAAATAACAGATTACATTGTTAACAATTCACAAACAAGCGAATCACATGGATATAAAAATGGTATGTTCTTTTTTCAAACCATGAACGGCGGGTTTAGATTTCAAAGTATGGACACTATGTGTTCCATGGAATTTCCAATTCCATTTTCCCAGTTTCCTAGAAATACAACGGAAACAGAAGAAGAAAATATAAATGCTCCCGATGGTCTTAATACAATGATTGATGTGTATAAGAAACCACAGTTGTTTGATACACTTCAAGCAACAGTTGGTGGTGCATATGCATCTACCTTAAAGGTATATGACCCCATACGAAAATTAGAAGAAGAAAATATCTTTAGTCTAGAGACTACAATGAAAAAGGGAAATCATGTATCGGGACACATTATGTTAATGACTGATGATATGGAAAGAGTATTAACAGCTGGAGAGATAATTGATAGAGAAATGTCTCCTGAAATAGATGAAATTGATGTAGACCTTCAACCAACTCAAGAATATGATTCATTAATTATTAATGATTATCACAACCAACATTCATTTGATAATGCAACTTCTCTATTAGACCCCGAAATATTTGAAGCAAGGAAATTAAAGGATAGTGGAATACTAGAAAGAAGAGCCCTGTTAGAAATATTACAACAACATAGAATGATACTCACCATACCATTAAGAACAGATTTATCTGTTGGTATGATAATCAAATTAGAAATACCTACACCTGAAATTATGGGTGAGGGTGATAAGTATGATAAAGTAAATGACGATAGATATCTAATTACTGATATTAAACTGTCAGCTTCACCAGTAGATAAGGCGGGCATGCTTCATATAGAATGTGTTAAAGAGAGTTATGCATTAAAAGTAGAAGATGCTAAACCACTTGAAGAAGGAACAGGGCCAGAAATAGAACCCGAAGAGGCAGTGTGGTAATGGATTATTTTTACGGGATAGTTGAAGATAGACAAGACCCATTAAAGGTGGGTCGTGTGCGCGTGCGTATACACGGGATACATACAGACGAAAAGACTTTAATTGCAACTGCAGATTTACCATGGTGTCAGGTTATCCTTCCAACAACTTCTGCTGGTCTATCAGGAATAGGAACAGGTCACGGACTCGTAGAGGGGTCTACGGTATTTGGATACTTTAGAGACGCTGCAAAACAAGACCCAATCATTCTTGGAGTTGCAGCGGGTATTCCACAAGCAGGCTATAAAGAATCTGTCACAGACGAATTAATAACAAGAGATGTAGAGAAAGGATTTAATGACCCTAGACAATTAACCGTTGACGATTATAAAGATACTTCTGAAATGCCTAACCCAATTCAGGATTCAAGAAGAGGTTGGGGTCTTACTACTGCAATGGATACTGCACCAGTTAATCCAAAAGAAATTACAGTTAACTATGACGGAACTGGGTCAACAATAACAGAAAGAACATTAACAAAAGAAGACTTGCCTTGGTATCCATTATACACAGACACTTCTGATTACTCACCTTATACAAGAGGAGTCTTTACAGAAGCAGAACTAAAGAAGAAGTCTTCTTTAAACGAATTAATATTATCAACTAAACTTTTATCTGCAACTTCTAAAGACGGAGACCCTACAACTGCATGGAATGAT